TAAGGTTGCTGGTTATTGGAACTAAGATAGTTCTGATTTTGATACACCATCTGCAATCTTTGATAATGATGAAAAGATTGAAGAAGTGTGGAAAAAACAGTATCCTTTAAATGAGTTTACTGCTGCTTCTAACTTCAAGTCTTATGAAGAACTCAAGACTCGTCTTGATGCAGTTCTATCTGGTAGTGTTACTGTTGGTAATGTTGCAGAACAGATGGAAGATGCTCCTATCTCTGCACCAGTAGTTGATACAAAACCAGTAGAGTCTACTTCTACGAAAGAAGAAGAAGATGATACTATGGATTACTTTGCAAAACTTGCTGGGTAGTTACAAAACACTTTATTAGAAAGAGGGGGAAACCCCTCTTTTTTTATATTGCATATCTAGAAACTCTATTAAACATTGGATCAGCTTCAACAATAACATTATTACTTGAAGTTGTACTATTGTTATTTACAGGTGCATTTGTAGTGGATGGTGCATTTACTACGATAGGTTGACCACCACCTTGTTCTACTGGAACTTTTTCAATTATATCAAAATCAGACCTACCTTCATTATCTGTTATTCCCATCTTCTTTCTTTGTTCAATTACTTCTGCTGATGGTTTTCTTCTTACAGTTTTGAATTTTGCTTGTGTGGGTTTAGGTTTTGCAACATTACTAGAAGTATCTGCTATGTCTTCCATAGTATCAACATCACCACTTTGCATCAATGCTTGTGTTTGTCCTTGTGGTCTTCCAGTACCTAATCCAGCACCAGCATTAAGTTCAGAACCACCACCCTCAAGTTCTTGTGCAACCTTTTCTTCTTCTGTTTGTTCACCAAGTAAGAAACTTGCAGCTTTTCTTCCAGCATAGTCACCACCGAAGTAACCTAATACACCACCTAGTAGACCACCACCAATAGTACCAACGCCAGGAAATACAGCAGTACCTAACGCAGCTCCTAGTGCAGCAAAACCAGCAGAACCAAGAGTACCACCAAGTAAACCACCAAATGCTTTTATCTTATCATCTTTAGACATTGAGTCATCCATGAGAATTGCAATACCTTGACCAGCAGCAAGTGCTGCACCAAGCCCAGGCACCAACTTTGCAGCAAGACCCAATCGTGGAAATGCCTTAAATGCTTTTGCAGCTGAAGCAGCAAGATTTTTACCAGTACCTTTTATTGCTTTTGTTGCCTTACCAGCACCACTTTTAACATCTGAACCCATTGCCTTTGCAGTATCAGCAAGTCCAGTACCAACTGCTTTTGCACCACCAACAACTTTTGATGCTACAGTTTTAGCACCATCTTTTAATGCAGTAACACCTTTTTTCGCAAGGTCAAGAGCACCTTTTGCCATATTCTTTGCAGAGTCCATCAGTTTTGATCCAGCATTTTTAACCATATCTAAACCCTTAGATGCAAATCCAGTTATACTACCCATGAATCCTTTGAGAGAAGCACCTAATCCAGCAAATGCAGTTACAGCACCCTTTAACATTCCACCTTTACCAAGAAATCGACCTAAACCTTTTTTACCACCAAAACCAGTAACAGCAGAAAGTAAACTACCAATTCCTGTCAAAAGTCCTACAAATTTAAATGCAACAAAAAGTGCTACTGCAGCACCAATGCCAAGAACAATTTTACCTAGACCACTTTCATCACCAAATAGTGTTTTGATGCCACCAAAGAAACTACCTTCTTCACCAAAGAAAGCATTATAAAATTCTTGTAGTTTTGGAATAAGTGTGTCAAATATATAATCTGTCATCTTTTGAAAAGTATCACTCTGTAAAAAAGCACCGATTGCAAGAAAGGCTGCACCAGTAAGTGCAGCCACTCCACCTTTTCCTAATACACCCTCTAACTTCTTACCTATACCACCAAGAGCACCAAGCATATTTTTGAAAGTACTACCACGCTCCTTATCAATTCTTTGTTGCTCTTTGTTGATTTCTTCTTGACCAGCTTTAGATATTCCATCTCTCTTTGCAGATTGTTTTCGTAAATTAAGTTCTTTTTGTGCAATGTCTAATTGTGCCTCATTATATTTTTTACTGTCAGTTGCAACACCACCTTGTGCTTCTATTTCTGCTTTTTGTTTTTCTAAAGCATCTTTCATTTCTTGGATACCAGATTTTGTATCTTTATTAGTCTGTGCATCTTCTTTAGTTTGATTGTTCATCTGATAGATAGCATTTCTGGTTTCTTGTGTAATTTTTCTTTCTTCAGCTCTATCTTTTATTGCTTGTGTAGCAGCATCATTTGCTTTTCTGGTTTCTTCCACCATCTGTTTTGCTTCTTTAATAAACTTTTCATCACCCTCTTTATTCGCTTCCATTAACATTTGTTGTGCTTCTTTAAAAGCTTCTCTAGTTTTCTTTGATTCTTCTTGTAGTGACTGACGTTCCGCTTGAAGTTTTTCTTTTTCTGCCTGTCTTTCTTTTGCAGCATTATCTTGCAACTGCACAATCAGTCTATCGAAACCTTTATTAAATGCTGGAACTACTGGTTCTTCTGCCATTACTTCTTACCTTTACCCATTGCCTGTGTACCGAAGAAGGCTGCAACTATAGCTGCAACTGATACAAAGTAAACACTTGCCATGTCACCTAGTATCTTACTTGCTTGGTCTAAACCTAATGCCATTGCAAGTACAACTGCAAAGGGGTATAACAACATACCACCTAATGCGAACCATGCCATCTTACGTTGTGCATCTCGCATTGCATCTGCATCTTCTAATTCTTTACGTTTAAATTCCATATCCATTTCATATTCCTCTAAAGAAATATGTCCATCACCATTGGTGTCTTTTGCTGCAATCTTTGGGTCTACAGTTTTTGTTACTTCAGCCATAGTATCTCCCTCTATTTACTTTGCTGTTGTTGTTCTCTCTTTATTCTTTCGTCTTCCTCTTTAATATATTCAATCAACATACCAACATAGATTTCTCTTTCCCACGGCATCATATTATCAAGTTCTGTTAAACTATACTTATGGTGTTGCATCATACCAAAGTTAGTTTTATAATAGTTATACAGACTATCGTGAGATAGTCCTATTCTAAAAAATCTTGGAGGCCCTCCAGAACTACCTCACTTTTCTTTTTAGTCTTTGGATTAGTTACGTTAATTACATGACGTAACTTTGGTGCAGTTTGAAAAAATTCAGTAATACTCTCAAACTGCGTTGTAGAAAGACTATCCATAAACTCATCAATTTCTTTATCTGACATATCAACTCTATGGTACACATCATCACCATCATGTATTTCGTGTACACAGTTATTTATGACATGAAACAATGTTTCCATCTCTGAAGCACCACTTTTTAATCCTTCCATGTCAGATAAAATAGGATATCTAAAATGAACTTTAATTGTATTAGTCAACTCTACAATATTAGTATGATTTTCTGTCATGTTTACAGAAATATCTTCTATATTTAATTCATATGGAACTTGTGTTTTTCCATCATCTGGACATATAATATTAATCGTAGTTGATTCACCAACAGACTTTGCTCTGATTTGAAGAAACAAAAATTCTATGTCAAATATTGGAGAATTTTCTGCATCAATTTTTCCAAAAGTACAAGCAGAAACTAAATCTTTCATTGCTGAATATATTTGTGTGTCTTCTCCAGATTCTTGAGCCATCATAAGTATTTTTTGTTCTTTGATGAGAAAAGGTCTGAACTTTAGTTTTTCTCCAGTAGAGGGTAGTTCCAACTGGTAAGTTGGACTATTAAGTTTTGGTAATGCCATAATATTTCATCCTTTATTATATTATAATCTGCGTAATACTGATGGTATTTGTGAAGTAATCCTTCTTGTTACAGTATTCACAGCACGTTCTGCAATTCTATCAAGTAGAGGTTTAGGTAAGTTTGCCTCGTCTGTTAAATTCTTCCAATATCTATATGAAAAGGTAACACCAATTGTTTGATAACCACCACCTTGACCATATTGTAATTGTTGTTGAGCAATTGACTTAGGAAATGCTTCAACAAGTTCTACACCATATACTTTATTATCTTGTTCATCTAGTGTGTGTATCTGGACAGTTCCAACATAATCGTTGTAGTATCCTAACGCCCAAGTTTGTGGATTAAATGCAAGTCTTTGCCATGTTTCAATATATTTTTTTTCTTTCATATCAGTTGAACATTGAAAAGTTGCAGATATATCTCCAAAACTATATCCACTTACTATTTCTCTTTCAGGCCCATATACATTTGAATCTGGAGTTGTGTCTAAATTTCTGCCTGGTAGAGAAATGTTTTCACACCTAAGTCCAGTTGCACGAACAGTACCATCTCCTAAAAATTCACCCATAATTTTTGAGAATATGTTTGTACTTTTTGATGTGCCTGTACCAGCAGTTCCAGTAGGTGGAAGTAATGTTACTTCATATCTGTTAGGTCTTGATATACCATCTTTACTACGACCTAAACCAAGTATTTCATTTAAAGAACCATATGCAACAGCATCTACTAATCCACCGAAATTAAACTTTGACATTATATCATACTCCTACTATCTTTATACACTTCTGCAGCAGATGCTTTCTTAAATCTTGCGACTGGTAGTAAAGCTGCGACTGTAAACTCATCTGCATCTATTCTACGAAACTGTGTTTTAACTCTACCAGCAAGATACCTTTTGAGTGTGGGTTTAATTATACTTAATTTTTTTAGTTTACTATAATCAACTACAAGTCTTGTACTTTCATCAAACTTAGTATTGTTACTATAATCAACAACTCTATCTAATAATTGTAATCTTAATGCCATAGGTAGATAGTGAAAGTTTATACCTAAAAAACCATCTGAATATGGTTCTAGTGGTAACACTAATGGAAATGTATCATAGTATGGTAATTTTGCTTTAAGTTTTGGGTCATAGAAAAACATATTCAAACGACCAAAGAAAGGTTTATTGTTTCTCTTTCCATCTCGTATCAAATCCATTGCACCTGGCTTACCAAATTCTTTAATCTTGTCACGATACCATTGCGTGGATTTTGGTCTGCCTTTTGCAGCCTTTACAACTGATTGTATAAATTTACTCTGTGCCATTTTTACACCTACAGTTTAATCCACCACAACTACCTTTAAGTGGTTTGTTCATAAGTAGTCCTAAAGACATTCCTAATGTAAAGAGTGTCATTAATACAATTGTGATTCCAAAAGTTTCCATATTACTATTTATACTTTATATTCAGATGGTCTTCAGTAAGAATTTTAAATTCCATACCATGATCTAAACAAAACTCATTTGCAGATTTCCACTTGGCTTCATTGATAGTCCATGTCTTGACCTCATTTAACCATCTCTTAGTTCTTCTTGGTGGATTTGCTGGTGGTGATTTGCACTGATATTTAGGTTTTACCTCTACGATAAATTTTTTAATAGTACCATTTGCTTGTCGAACTTTCATATAAAAGTCTGGAAAGTATCTATGTAGTTTATTATCCCAAGGCGACACATAAGGTATAATGATTTCTTCTGAACCCCACTCAAGTATCTTTTCATTCATATCACAATAGACCATAAGTTTACGTTCCCAGAGTGAACGATATATCACTTTAGACGGATTACCCTTATATTTTTTAGGGTTATTAGGAATGTATTTACCACTGTATGCCATGTCAATCTTTATAAATAGAAGTTACAGGAGTATTTATACATGGCATTAGACTTATTAAAAGGTGCGGCTCAAGGTGTCGTTGGTAGAGGATTACGAAAAGTTGCTGGTAATCTGCCTGGCTTGTTAGGATTAAATAAGGGTAGAGGTGGAAACAGTTCTGATACTGCATCACTTGAAAGCACAAAGTACACGACTAAGGCATATTCTTTTCCTGGCGATGTTGCAGCTCAGCCAGGCACAGGTAATCAAGGACATTATATTATGTTCTTCATCAATCAACAACAAAATGCAAAGTTAGGTTTTGGTGGTGAGAAACTTGGTGCTGGTCAAAAAAGTATGGAAGAAGAATCATCAAGAACTAAAAAAGAAAAAACAAAAGTTAAAGCCCAATTGAATACTGATTTCATTGATGATGCAGCATCCTCTAATGTAAGAAAAACTGAAAACAAATTTAAATATTCTAGTAAAAAAGGTTCTACACTTTCTGTACCAAGACCACCTACAGTAAGACTTGATACTGCGATTACATTATATATGCCTCAAATGGTTGCCTTTACTACCTCTGCACAATATCAAGATGAAGTTGTTGGAGATGCAGCTGCAGCTGGAGCAAATGTTTATCAAGAAATATTAAATGGTCAAAAATCTGGATTAGATATTGCAAAAGATGCTATGAAAAGATTGGGTAAAGATATTGGTGAGGGTATGATTAACAAAGGTATAGGTGCATTGTCTATTATTCCTGGCATTGAGGGTGCAAAAGATGTATTCTTTGCACAAAGAGGTTTTATCAAAGCACCAAAAATGGAACTATTTTTTAAAGGTATTGGTAAAAGAAAATTTCAGTATACTTTTAAGATGACACCTAGAAATGATGCAGAAATGCAAGAGATAAGAAAGATTGTTCAAGCATTTAGATTGAATATGTTACCAGAGTTTGAAGATGGAGACAGAGCATCTAGAAGATTAACAATTCCAAATACATTTGATATTCAGTATATGTACAATGGAAAAGTAAATCAATACCTACATAAAATATCTACTTGTGTGTTAGAAAGTTGTGACGTTAAATATAGTGGAGAAGGTAAGTATCAGACTTTTACAGCAGATGATGAGGGAGCTCCACCAACAGTTACAGAAATGTCACTTAATTTCCAAGAGATGGAAATCATTACAAAAGAAAGAGTTGCAGAGGGTTACTAATGTATTTTAAAAACTTTCCTACAATACCATATGATGCAGTTGGTCAAGGACAAACAAAAGATGTAAAGAATATTCTAAGACGAGTGGGTATTCGTGCAAAAGTAAAAGCGAACACACTATTCTATGATACTTATGATGTCAAGGAGGGTGAAAGTCCAGAATCAATTGCAGATAAATTATATGGTGACCCAGAAAAACATTGGATAGTATTATTAGTAAATAATATTACAGATAGGTATCATCAATGGCCTATGACATATGCACAATTTCTACAGTTTGTAAATGATAAGTATACAGACCCTAATGGTGTTCATCATTATGAAATTGCACAATCATCTGGTGATACAACTAAAAAGATAGAGGTATACAATAATTCTGCACTTTATGGTGGTGATACAGATTTCTATAGTAATGCAACAACTGTAACAAATATAGAATATGAAGAAAACTTACAGAATGAACACAGAAAAATTAGACTTTTAGACCCACGATATGTTCCACAATTTATCGAAGAATTTGAGGAATTAATGAAGGAAACAGCAATCTAATGGCTGAATTACAATATGCTGGTGATTATGTATTAAAAGAAGCTCTGTTAGTATCATCTACTGGAGTTAGACTCGATTTAGTAGGTAATATACTTGCATTTGAAATCTTTGAAAATCTTTTTTCTACAGCATTATCTGGTAGTATTACTTTTGCAGATACCGATAATATCGTAACAAATGCTCCTATCATTGGTCAAGAGTATCTTTATTTAAAAGTTGGTACACCTTCTTTAGATGATTATGATATGGACTTCACTAATGTTCCTTTTACGACATATAAAGTAAATGCAAGAATAGATGCAAATAATAATACACAACTTGTGCAAGTAAGTTTTACTTCACCAGAAATGTTAACTGATAAACGTATAAGAGTATCAAAAAGTTATACTGATACTATAGATGCTATTGTAACAAGTATCCTAAGAGATGAGAAGTATATCAATACATTAAAAGAGTTACATATAGAACCAACTGCTGGTGTTAGAAAATTAGTTTGTCCTAATTTACACCCATATAATTTCATAACAAATCTTGCAACTGAAGCTGTCGCATCAAAAGATAATAATCCATTCTTTATGTTTTATGAAAGTACACAAGGAATTAATTTTAGAAGTCTTGAATCTTTATTTGCAGATGAAATATTTGGTAATTATGCAGTAGGGGATTTTGGTCAAAACGAGGGCAAAAGACCAGATGTTGCAAAAGACTTTGCTAGAATAATAGATTTTGAAATATCATCAAATAGTGATATGTTATCTAACATTGTGTCTGGAATGTTAGGTTCTTCAATTATCGAATATAATATATATAACAAGAGTTACGAAAAGAATACTTATAATTATACAGAGGACTTTAACAAGTTTGCCAGAATTAACTATGAAGATTCTAGTAAGGATAATCCAATATATTCCAGCGGTTATATAGATAGTAGAAATAACACAGTAGGTGATTTTACAGATGCAAGAATCCATCTTCATCCAGTAAATTCTTCTGGAGATTTTGATACTCAACACAATAACCCAACAAATTCATACTCATATGCACCAAATAAAATTAAAAATAGTTTGTTACACAGACAAGCTAAGTTTAATGAATTTACGGATGGTATTAATGTAAATATAGTTATCAATGGAAGCACAAATATATGTGTAGGAAAAACAATTAATATAACCATACCTGTTACTGGAAAGGTTCACGATAAAAATATCGATAAATATTACACAGGAAAGTTTCTAATTACTAAACTTAAACATAGTTTTGACCAGACCACTAAAAGACATGAGATTGCACTTACAGCATCTAAAGATTCATTCTTTGAATCTTTACCAGATGAATTTGGTGGCCCAGCGATACCAGATGGTATAAAAAAAGTAACTAATACAATTAACTACTAACAGAAAGGAGACTCTATAGATTACATTATGAAAATCATTATTTTAACATAGGAGGGCTAGATGCCAAAACAAAACACCAAACTCAAATTAAGGAAAATGAATACCTTTATTAACAGAGATAGGGAGATTGAACCAATGACGGAAACTGATAAATACATATTAGAAACTATAGAGAGATTTAAAGATGAAAACATTTCAAGATTTACAAGAGGGAGTTTACGACCCCAACATACTTAAAGCGTTTTTCCTTGCAGGCGGGCCAGGGAGTGGTAAGTCCTATGTTGTAAAACGAGGCACAGGCGGTCTTGGTCTAAAGATTGTTAATTCAGATGATGTCTTTGAGAAGTATCTTAAAGACGCTGGATTATCAATGAAGATGCCCAAGAGTGAAGAAGAACCTAGAGATAAGTTACGAGATAAAGCAAAAGCTGTAACTAAGTCAAGAATGACTAACTATGTAGAGGGTAGACTTGGACTTATAATTGATGGTACTGGAAAAGAGTATGATAAGATTGCAAAACAAGCAACACAGTTAAAACAACTTGGTTATGATGTACATATGATATTTGTAAATACTTCTCTTGAAACTGCACTCGAAAGAAATGCAAAAAGAGAAAGAACTGTACCACGATCTATTGCAACTAAGTCATGGAAAACTGTACAGTCTAACATGGGTAAGTTCAGTCAATACTTCAGACAGAACTTTATTGTAGTAGATAATAATGATTCAGATGAAGATGTTATGGGGCCTGTATATAAACAAGTAATGAGTCTTGCAAAGAAGAAAGTCCAAAACAAAACTGGACTGAATTGGATACAAGGTGAGTTAGACAAAAGAAAAAGGTGATTCGCTGATTCGCACAAATTTTCATTTTACACAAAAAAACTGATCCTCTGTAACGTAGGGTCAGCAACGATTACAGAAGGGGGGTTGACACACCCCCCTTTTTCGTATATACTCTAAGAGTAAGATAAAGAAAGAGAGATCGGAAGAGCGTCGTGTAGGGAAAGAGTGAATATATCAGTGGTGCACGAA